CTTTATACCCTGTAGCAGATGAGGCTCCATAATCCCCTGTAGCAGATGAGGCTCCTTTATACCCTGTAGCAGATGAGGCTCCATAATCCCCTGTAGCAGATGAGGCTCCATAATCCCCTGTAGCAGATGCAAAACCGTGTCGCTCGTCTGATCCTGCCTCTTTGTTTACCTTACTCATAGTAAAATCAATAGCCATCTTTACAAGTCCTGCAATAGATAATCTAGCTCCGATCTTAATATCAGTAGCACATACCTTAGTATTATCTCCGCTCCTATCCATCTCTCCAGATAACTCTACCTCATGGTATACGCTATGTGCTGGATCATAATATCCGAAACAATCTAACGGATACTCGCAAGCGTGAAAACCTGTATCACAGCACTCCGCTCTTTCTGTGTGAAATTCCTTACCCTCCTCATACTGATAACCTCTACAGGTAAGATCCTTGTTAAATCCTTTAAATGCTTTCATAGATTTTTCTCCTTTTCTATGTGTGTTATTTTTATTGATAAATAACTTAATCCTCAATATGAGGAAAATTTAGATAGTTTTTGAAAAATATTTTATTTACTATTTTCCATTCTTTCTCTAGTACGGTTTACCTTAAAGGTCTTAACCGCTAAGATCTCATCCTCTGGGATCTGGAGGAGATACTTTACCTGCTCCAGCATTAACTCTACATCTGCAATCTCCTCTACTAAGTTATCTCTGGCAATAGCCTTTTTATCCTCCGCTACAGGCTGTCCTAAGCCTGTTTCTACTCTGCGGTACTTGTTTACCGCCTGTATGAGCTCTGCACACTCCTCTACTAACTGGTTACTCTGTGCCTCATATCCATAGTACTTAGCTGTTTCTAAGTTCATTTCACTAATTTTACACATATCTAATACGCCTCCTTTATCAGCTCTCTTATTCTGTAAATCTCTGCACTCTCTAACCCTAATGGATCGTGATCTACTCCTCCAATAGCATCTATAACCGCTCTGAGTGCCTCCCTGCTCTTATACAGATCCTCCATTAAGTTATCCTCAATGAGGTAATACTCCTTAGGATCTCCGAAAGATACTGCTATAGCATAATCCTCTTTTCTCATAGCTAAGCTCTGCTCCTTAGCCTTATCTATCCAGCTCTTTTTTACTGTGATACTCTGGCTAGGGTTCATCTTTGTTTTAGCCTCAATAAAGAGTTTATCTACCACTACATCTCCTTTTAGAAACGGAGTTGATCCAGATCCTACTACTTGTCTACCGCCCATAGCCTTAGCTATACGCTTTTCCTGTATGGAGCTCTTAGCTCTTGTACTATCTTTCAATCTCTATCTCTGCCTCCACGTTTAAATACTGATCCCTAAGTTTTCTCCATAAAGCCTCTCTAACCCTGCCTCTAAAGAAAATGGGCTTTACCTCGTATACCATACTAATTATGCTTATGCTATTCATAGCATCCAGCATATTCCATCTACCATCACAGGCTCTAGCATTAGCCCACCCTGTAAACTCCTTAAATGTACAATCCTTAATTTTCTTTTTCATTTACTTACTACCGCCTCCTTAGTTCTCAAAAACTCATTTACTAAATAAAAATCTTTATCCATAATAGATAAATGCTCCTTAGCTCCGCCTTTTCTATACACAATTACAGGGCTCTCCTTAGGTTTTCTATCTTTCTTAGTTTTCTGGGCTCTAAGTACCTCATACGCTCCTACTATAGGTATAATCAAATAGCCCTTACTTTCCAGAAACTCCTCAAACGCCTTTAGCTGGCTCATGTGTAGCACATTTCTGATAGCCATATTATTTACCCTCGCTTTCTTCTGGTACTACCTCCAGTATTCCAGCCTGTGTAAGATCATAGATAGTATCTGTTACAATATCCAGCTCTGATCCTCCTACATGATAAGTACCCTCTACTGCTACCTCTACATACAAATCTCTGTGCTCTGTCCTTACTGAGATCTGTACACATGGAATATCATAATCCTCTGCAATATAGGCAATCTTGCTAGGCTCATCTGCATCCATTAAAAACTTATGGTACCATTCATGCTGATACTTATAGCCGATACCCTCTAAACAACGCTCTCCAGCATCCGCCCACTCTTTACCTGTCTTAAATCCGTACTTTTTAAGTTCATCTAAATCAATACCTGCTTTTACTCTTAAACTCATGTTATTCTGCCTCTCTTTCTTCTAACCTCACTCCGCCATACTCCCAGAGATCCTTTTTCATCTCATCCATATCTAGCTCTCCATTTTGCCAGCGTTCATAGTATTCCAATACAAGCTCTGTAAACTCTGGTATCTTCTTTGCATAGGTCTTTTTCCAGTAATGATCCATAAGTACCTCCATAGGGAGTACTAAGAGTAATGTCATAGCTGTAGTTATGGCATCCTCCATAGCCTCCTGTTTGATCCTCTTAAGATCTTCCTCTGTTACCTGCCTTACTGCATTATGGAGCTGTGATCTGGTTAGATTATAGGTTTTTACCTGTTTACCTTTTTGCTTTTCAAGCCTACGCCTCTCAGCTCTACCCATTTTTCCGCTCACTCCTCTTATCGTATGCCTCTAACCGCATTACCTTATATTTTGCTAAGTGTTCATTTCTACAAATACGATCTAAAGGGTATTTATCTAGTAAGCCATATCTAAAAGCTGTTTCCCTTATAACCCATCTATAACCTACCGTTACCGTGTGTACAGTTTCTCCTATGCCTAAGTGATCGTACCACCGCTCTACCTCTTTCTTAGTAATAGCCTCTTTGTACACCACCCACACCCTCTGCCCTAACTCAAAAGGTACCTCAATTACCATGATATACCGCCTCTACTTTCCACCGCTTAAGAAACTCCTCTAAGCTACCGTAATGCACCCAGTATCTAAAACGCTCTCCAAAAGCTACTCTTAATCTGGGCTTACCTTTCCACATTACAGAAATTGTTTTGATCTTATATACTTTACCGCTCTGTAAGAGTTCATTATCTACCCCTATGTATCTAGCTTTTATCATCCTGCTCCTCCTGTACCTGCATAGCCTGTAATCTGGTTAGTAATCTACTGGCATCCTTAATAGCTAACTCCAGATCTAGAGGATCCATCTTTCCATTAAGCCTCTGCTCCAGATCGTCTACCCAATCATCGTTATCCCACCATCTCCACGGTAAAATACCAGCATTTTCTAATACTGCTTTAACATTTTTCCACGCCTGTAGCTCTTTCTCTACACTCTGGAGGCTTTTTAACTTCTTTTCTGCCTCCTCTAAATCCTTTGCTAACTTTGTGCCTAATCTCTGCCCTATAGCACTCTTTACTACTTTATCCTCCAGATAATCCTTACAATACTCCGCCCTGTCATTGTAAAATGGGATCCTATCCTCCTCCAGCCGACTAAAGATAATGTACTTATACACTCCTACAGGCTCCTCTATCTGCCTGTACAACGCCTTTTTAACGGTTCTCAAGCCCTTAGTATCTGGATTAAAATAGATAAGCCCTACATGATCTGGGAGCTCCTCTTTCTTTACCAGCCCTTTAGGTACTACAAAATAAAACTCATTACAGTACTGTAGGTATAAATGCCACTTATTATCCTGTAGAAAATCATTTCTACTCACTTTGATCTCATAGCCGATAATATTAGGCTTTGTATAGCTCTTTGTGATAGCCAGCCCATCAAACTTAAGTAGCCCCTGTGGATCTGGAAAATAAGTACTACAGGTTTTACACTCTGTTATAAAATAACTGGGCTTTTTACTGTAAAATTCTTTTAGAGCCAGCTTTATATCTGTACTGGTTACTCTCTGTGCCACTCTCTTTACCTCCTTTGTTGTGATACTTAACTTAATCACAATCGGTAAGTATTTTTAGAATAAAAAAAAGAGGATCCTAAGATCCTCTCTCTCTTTCTGGTATTAAAACTCCAGCACATTCTCCTCTATGAAAATATCTTTATGCACATCTGCCTTAAATGCTAAGAGTGCTCTGGAGGCTCTGAGCATTACCTCATCATCTCCTACCATCTTAGCTCCTGTGTAAGTATTCTCCAGAAATTCTATTACATCCTGTTTCTGCTTTTCATTATCCATATATACCTCCTATAAATCCTCCCATCCAGCATATCCCAGCTCTTTTAATTCCATCTTACTCTCCCAGATAGCATCCATTAGATTATCTGCCTCTATATCCTCTGGATCTGTGCTACACTCTAAGGCTACCTGTAACATTTTTATATAATCTATCAGCTCTTTTATACGCTCATCCATTAAGCCCTCCTATTTGAGTAAATCTTTTACTCCTACTGTGGTTTTCTTATACACAGCGTTTTTTACAGCTCTCTTAGGGTTCTTTGCCAGCCCTACACCCTTTTTACCATACAGAGGATTAACTGCTTTCTTTACCGATCTTTTAGCCTTACCTGTGGTACTTGCTTTGATAGCCTTTTTAAGGCTAGGTTTTCTTACTCCGATTTTCATATTACTTTACCTCCTCTGCCTTATATTCCTCTGGTACCTTTTCTGTACACAAATGAGAAAAACTCTTTAACCATTTCTTAGTAGCCTCAACGCTCCTTACAGATCTAAACTCAGTTTCTTCTCCCTCCTCATACAGATCTACCTCATGTAACACGCTCCACCACACATCATCAAAACTCTTTTGAGCACTGTAATCATCATTCCTAAATCTATCTACCGCTAAGCTCTCTAGCCTCTCTAACGCTATCTGGATCCTCTCATCCTCAATAGAAAAGTTATACCTTTTCTGCATCTTCCTAATCTGTTCCTGTTTCATCTGCTTCTCCTCCTGCATATTTTCTAAATACTGTTTGTGTATCTTATCCTGCACTTCCTTTAATTTCTTTTCTTCTAGCTCTGTTTCTTTTTCCCACTCATCCCAGAATGATCCTAAGCTCTCTTTCATAATAACCGCCTACCTTTTTATATAGTGGTTATATTATAACTCAGTTATGAGGCTAACTCAATAACCATCCTAGCCCACGCTCTGGCATCATCCTCCCCATACATCCTATACACACAATCCTTATAAGGGATCCTGTAATCCGCCTTAGGATCATTCTCTACCAGTAAATACTTATACTGTGGCTCCCTTGCCTTATTTTGTAAGTGGTGCCTAAATTGATGGAGAAACCCCTCTAAGGAGGGCTCCCCTAAGAAAATCTCCTTTGTAGAGTGTACATAGTTATCATCCCTTACCCATGCTGTAATAACAGGGATCTCTACGCTATATACCTCCGCCAGCTCTGTATCTAACTCTCTGATTATCTCTAATCTCTGGAGAGGTGTAGCAGATTTATAACCCTTTGCCAGAGCCATACTAACAGGCTCCAGAGCTTTACACTCCTTAAATAACACTTTATAGCTTTCTACTCTTTCTATTAGATCCATACGCTCCTCCTACTCTATCCACTCTAATCCGCCTGTATACCTGCCTCTGTGGGTTATTAACTTATCTGGATACACTCTCTTTAGATACGCTATATCCGTTCTAAGTGTTCTCCTAGATACTCCTAACTCCTCTTGTAGCTCCGCTGTATTTGTACACTTAACCTCCTTAAGGATACTTATTATCTGGAGCTGTCTAGCATTTACTCCGTGTATGCTCATCTCTTAGCCCTCCTTATGTAGGAGTTAATTAACTCCTCCCTTGTCTTTATAATTTTACCGCATCCACTTTACATCTCTGTAATATAGTCTGCTTAGTGCCTTTATAGTCGCTATGCTCCTTTACAGTTCCTCTCAATCTTACCTGCGATCCCTCCGCTATGTTAAAAAATGCTGAGGTGCTTTTCCAGATAAAACAGTTACCAGCATCATCTCTAAATACATTGATCCCTACCGTATCTGTACCCCATCCTGCATAGCTAGGGATCTCATAAGTAGATCTTTTCTTAAAAGTTACTACCAGATCTAACCTCTCTCCTACCTGCCCCACATACTGGCTAGGATCCTCCTCTGTAGGGATCTTACTGTTAAGTACTGCCTGTACCTCTGTAAGGTCTTTCCAGCTCATTGTACCGTACTCTGGATAGATATTAAGGCACTCCTCATAACTAAGCTCTATTGTAGGGTATCTATCCTGTTTCTCTAAGAAATACCAGTTAATCCCTCCTCTATACTTTGCTCCTGCCTCCCTAAGCTCCTCACGGATCTCATAGGTGTTACCTGTTACTACATAGATCTTACCCTCTGGATTAAATCCGTATTTCTCAGCTATTGCTAAACGATTGTTATTAAACTCCTCTACCTGCTTAGCCCTCTTAGCCTCTGCTCTCTTTCTAGCTCTCTCATCCAGCTTAGCTCTATACTCTGGAGTATATTCTTTTTCAATAACTGGAGTAGAGCTTTCTCCAGTTCCTCCGCACTCATAACAAGTCCAGCCTGTAAAAGCCCATTTATCAGATCCTCCAGCTCCTCCACATCTAGGGCAAGTGTAATTAGCATAATACTTAGTACCGTTTTTATCGGTTCTCAGATAAACGATCTTAGCCATCTTTACGCCTCCTCATAATCCATATCCCATACAAACTCATTCTCATCTACCCACTCCCAGCCATACTCTCTACAAAAGCTCTCAGCCTCCGCCTCTGTTTCAAACTCTGTAAAGTATTTCTTTGTGCCTCCAGCACTCTTAAGATAAACTGTAAACATATTTCCCTCCTATCTGGGAGCCCTTAGGCTCCCCTGCTATATGCACAATCCATAGTACCGATCCCTTTATACATAGGGCTTTTCTTTATTACATGGCTCTTAATTCTGAGCTTATACCAAAGTGTAGGATCATCTACCGTATAAATCTTATCTACAACCCAGATAGCATTAAAATTTCTGTATGTATCTCCCTCCTGTAATCCCTCTATCATTCCCTCTGGGATCTCATCGTCTACTAACTCGATCTTATCTAATAAGGTTCTCCAGTAAAATACTCTGCCATCCTCTGTTACTAAAAACTCCTTATGGAGCTTGCTGTTTTCCTCTGTGAGATCATAGGCTCTACACTTAACACATTTTCCGTCAATGTACTCTACTGTATAATCCTCAAACTCTGCATTTTCTTCTAAGTAAGAGATAAAACTCTCAACTGTGACGGCATCCATGAGCTCCTCTGTAGCTCTCATAAAGTTTACTCTGTATCTGTTATCATTATCCTCTTTATATCTCATATTGTTTACCTCTCTTTCAGTTTGTATCTAGTTCCTTACCTTATCTATAATATACACCCCCTATATAATAATGTCAATCACTTTTTATATAACCCCTGTATAAAATAATAGAGGAGGCTTTTTACTGCCTCCTCCTGCTCTTATTTCCAGAAAAATCTATCTACAGATACTCCATAGAATTTAGCCAGATTATAAAGCACTGTAGCCTTAGAGATCCGTGTACCTGTTTCCCATCTACTTATACTTACCTCTGTATATCCTGTACCTTTTACCACATCTTTTAGAGTGTAGCCCTTTTTCTCTCTTACCTCTCTAAGGTTATGTGCTAAGGTTTCCTCTACTTCTCTCATACCATCCCTGCCTCATATACCTGTTTTCTAAGATACTCCAGCTCCTCCAGATCGTTGTAATAAAACTCCTGCACTCCGTTAAATCCCTGCATTTTCTGCTCTTTACCGTCTTTAAGAGTAGCCTTAAACCACGCCCCAGCCTGTGAGATGATCCCCAACATAATAGCCAGATCTAAGGTATCCTTAATCTCATCAACTCCTGTACTGTAGTTAAGTGTGTAAGTCTGGAGCCTACGATCATTTTTAGTAACTTTATTTTTCTCTACTTTCACACTTACCAGATTACCACTAGGGTTAGCATATCCGCTACTTACCTCCTTATACTTCTCATCCAGTAAGGATCCTTTTGTAAACCATAAGATCTGTGAGCACGCATGAGCTATAGCTGTACCGCAAGGAATTTTATAAGGCTTGTACGGATTTCCAATATTCTCTCTGAGCTGGTTAATCATCAGAAAAGTGCACTCCACTTTCTTACAGAGCGGTACCGCCTTATCACAAAAGGCTTTCATAAGAGCACTGTTACCGCCATAGCTTTTCTCATCTAAGCCTTTTTCCTGTACTGCTTTAGGGATAATAAATGGAGCACTATCTAATACTGCTAAGCCGATCTTACCAGATCTTATGTAGTCTAAGAGCATATCTAATAGCTCCTCTCCATACTCACTCTCTGGCTGGATGAGTATTACCTTACTCCAATCTACTCCCAGAGTTTCTCCCCACTCCTTATCTATTGTATTTTCTGCATCCAGATATACACAGTACTTATCTGTGTACTTTTTCTGGAAATTAGAAATAATATCTAAGGCTGTGGTAGTCTTTCCGCTTTGCGGTAATCCCACTAGCTCTATAATCCTCCCTACAGGTACTCCGCCTCTGGTTAAGTAATTCATCATTGGGGAGGTGTAGGGGATAAACTCTATCCCCTTAAGATCCGATGCTTTTCGGATTATATCCGTTTTGTATTTTTTGTTTACCTCTGCTATGAGGTTATCTATTTCTGCCATGTCTAATCCTCCAAACAAATCAACTCTATCACTCCATTATCAGTTTTTTGTAACTTTAATCTGGCTCCCTCTCCAAATTTTTGCTCTAAAAAAACTAACAATTTCTTACTGCTAATCTCTAACAAAGAGCGTTTATAACGATATTTACACTCAAAAGTATCGCCTTTTACAATTCCGACCTTTGCCCCAGCATTTCCAGATACTACATCTATTAAAATTCTACCATCATACCTCACAAAAGATTTTAATAACTCTGTGGCACAAAGATTAAAAGAAATTCTATAAGTACTTTTTCTCACTCCATCCCTCACATAAGATTTTCTCGTCAAAACCGCTACAGGATCGCTTTTATAATCTTTAGAGGTTTTTTGAAAATTAACTTTTTCCCAATCCGCCATTACTGCTCTCCTCCTAACTCCTGCATAATGCCTACCTCTGTATTAAAGAGGTTTACATCTGCATCTGTGATACCTAAGTTGTAATTTAACTCAACTACATTTCTGATAATGGCTATATCTACTCCGCCCTCATCGTTAGGGCTAAAAAGTACAATCCCATCATCACACTTAAAAGCTGTTTCTCCAGAGATCTCTACACCGTTACTCTCCAGATATGCTAAAAACTTATCTAACTTTTCCTCCATATCTAACACCTCGCCATAACATCTCTCATCATATCCAGCTTTTTAAGCTCCTCTACAATATCTCTCTCTGGCTCCATTACAACTACTGGCATCAATAAAGCCTGTATAGCCTTAACATCTGGAGAGTAATACTCCTTATTATCCACAGTAGTTACACCATATCCCATTAACTCCTCTGAGCTCCTGCTCTCCTCCAGCTTTGCTATCTGGTTCACATTAAGCCAGATAGTAGGGTTTCCGCTCTGATCCTCAACTCTTATAAACATCGCCTTTTATGCCTCCTTAAAATATTTCTACACTGTACATAGAGATCATCATCTATATTTCTGAGCTCATGGAGATCTCTATGTAGCTGGCTCTTACTGATACAAAATTCTCTAGCCACTTTACGGATACTGTCCTTAGGATTATCTATTAGCCACTGTGCCTCCTGCTTACATCTATCCTCTATGGCTTGTCTCCTAAAGTACTCATAAGCCCACCGCTCCATAGGCTTAATCCTCCATAGGATCCTCTGGCTCTCTGGTATATTTATCCTTACTAAATCTATCCAGATCTACCTCTGCTATCCTCTTTGAGAGAGATTTCTTTAATCCGCTGTAGATCTTCTCAGCCATCTCTAACTTAACTTTGAGACTGTTATAAGCTCTACGGTAAATAGCCTCTACTAAGGCTTTATCCTCCGTGAGCTGTTCTACTCTGGCTTTTTTCTCCTGCACAGTACCAGATACTTTTACCATCGCCTCATTTTGAGCACTTTTCTTAGCGTTAGAGGCTAGATCTACCTGCATACCCAGCTCCTCTACTCTCTGCCCTGCATAGTACATAAGGGCTGGGATCTTAACACAGTAATACTCTATCTGGCTATCTGGTATATCCTCTATAGAGTTTTCTCCTATGCTTTCCATAATCATATCCAGCTCTGAGATAGCACTATCAAGCTCCTTACTAAAATCTGCTATTAACTCATTTGAGAGGGTTATTACAGGGGAGCTCTCCTCTTTTACCTCCGCTATGATTTTCTTTAATTTATCGCTCTGTACCATCCTCTACACCTGCCTCCGCTTTGATCTCTTTTACACAATCAGAGCAATAACAACCCTCATAGCCCTCAATCTTGTATAAAAAGCACATCCAATTTCTATTCCACTTTCCCTTATCGGAGCATCTCTTACATGATCCCTGCCCCTCTCCTGTACACTGAGTTACTTTCATTTCACACCTCCAAAATATCTACTTAACCAGCTCTCCAGATCGTAGCTGTATCTCACTCTTTTCTTTTTCTGCTCTATCTTTACTCCGTGATCCCTGCACCACTCTACAGGTATACTCTTTCTCTCCTCTGTCTGAGTAAACTGGATCACATCCTGTACGGTTATGTAATATGTTTCCTCCAGCTCTCTAAAATTGATTAAAAAGCCTCCGTACACTCCCTCATAATGAGTAGCTTTCTCCATTCCCTGTATCTGGTTAGGTCTGATCTTAGCTATCGGTATGCTCTTTCCCTTATGGGTTTTAAGCTCTACCAGAAAGAGATAAGGAGATCTGAAAAGGATATAATCACACGGATTAGATACTCCATAAAATCCGCTTGTATCATCCTTTAGGCGGTACAGGTAATAATCTGGAGGTACACACTCCTTAAACTCCTGCTCAAAGGTTTTACCGATGTTATTACTTGCCATCCTGTACCCCCTTAAACCTGCTAGGAGTAAACTTACATTTCTTTCTACGATCTACATACATAGATCCATCTTTATCAATGCTACAGTAGTAAGCTCCCAGCTCTCTACCACAATTCTCACAGTTACCACATACCGCTCTCAACGCTGTATTTTGCCCTGTAGAGGCTTTTTTCTTTTTACCTGTAAACTTATTAGCCTTTTTTCTGTTTGTATCTTTCTGGGCTGTCTGAGGCTTTTCTGGAGGGTTAGGATGTACCCACTTACCAGCATCCACTAAAGCACACTCATTTTTATATCTACAGTAAGTACACTTGCTATCATCCTTTTCTGGAGGGATCCCTGTTTTACAAGCATTGTTTACAGTTCGTATCTTGTTAAGTACTGCCTGTTTCATCTCATCGGTTATTTTCCAGAGATACGGTTTCTTTTTACAGAAATTTCTATCCTCATAAAAGAAAAGGATATAATCTATCCCCAGCCCCATACCATAACAAGTAGCTTGCCACTTGTGATCCGCCTTAGGCTCATAACGGTTACTAAACTGGTAAGTACTCTCTGTTTTAATCTCTAAGATCACATCCTTACCATTAAATCTAATAACTCCGTCTGGCTGGAAATAGATAGAGAGCTCATCATTTTTACACCTGCCCTCTGTATGATCCTCATTCCATCCTACAAACTCCGTTTTAATTCCTTTAGCCTGTGCCTCTTTTACCATCTCCTCCAGATCTAAGCACTCTACGCCCTCCATACGCTCTACTATGTGCTGTATGTCTAAGTGCCTATCTGTACCACTCTGGCATATCTCAATAAGATTTACCTCACTCTGCTCTCCGTTCTGGGAGCCTCCATGTACTCTCTGGAAAAATAACATACGCTCACAGCCATACATAGAGGATGGGCGGATATACTCAGATGGGGCTATCTGCCTCTCCTCCAGCTCCTTAGCCTTTACAGCCTCCTCATAGTTTTTAAGAAACTTATCCTCAAAGGATACACTCTCTGCATTTTTTCCTTGTGCTACTGCTATTAAGCTCTTTAATCCCATTACTTTTCCGCCTCCTCTCTGGCTTTTTCAATATTTTTATTAAATCTGGCAAGCTCAAAAGCTAAATACATCTGGGATCTGCTTTCTCTTATCCTTAGAGGTCTGGTTTCTTTATCTCTCTTTACCTCAATTACCAGATTTACGATAGTAACCACTATGTAGCCGATTAACAAAAGCCCTAAAATTACATTTCCCATTAGTGACCTCCTAACATAACTCCGATGATATAGAGCTCAAATAAGAGTACAAAAATACTTAAAGCTCCGACAAAATCTCCTACCAGCTCACAGCCCTCTCTATGAGTTCTGTAAAATCTTCTCCATTTTCTTTTAATCTGTCTTACCATCCTTGATCCTCCTGTTTTGATTGATAAGTAACCTAATCACAAACGGTAAGTAAATTTAGATAAAAAAAAAGAGGAGGCTTTTTACGCCTCCTTAGAGTTAATCTTATAATCTTCTACCCCACGGATCCCACGGAGTATATCCTACAGGGCTATAAAAAGAGCGTGGATAAATATAAGGATCTTTTTTCCAGCCCCACTCTTTTTCCTTTGTTTCTGCCTCCTGTTGATAAATTACCTGCTTACAGGTAGATTTAGCATACTCAATCTCTTTTTTAGTTCCTACTGAGTTCTCAGAATGTAGCAAAACATAAATAGCATCACACTGATCTATCATAGCCTTGTTAATCTTATAGTAATCTACTAAGCCCTCTGGTAAAAATGATGGGTTAAGTACTATATGCCCTTTACTCCGTACAAACTCCTCAGCCTCATTGAAATACTTTTTATAATCAAATCTACCTGTCATAGCTCCAGCTATATAAACTCTCACTTATCGCACCTCCTAGTAATTTGTAATAAATACCTCTATATCCTTACTCTGCTTATCCTTTTTATGATAACTGCAATTACTGTATGTATGATCCAGATAATGTACTGTATATCCCTTAGCCCACTCTTTAAGTATTATGTTTTCTTTTCCTTTACTCTCAAACACATTAGATAATCCAAACTTAACTCCTGCTTTATCTAATGTATCCAGCTTAGCTAAAAGATCTCTCTCCGCCTGCTCTCCCCAGCCTCCATTTTCATTATAAGAGGCTACTGTAATCAGATAAGGAGGATCACAATATACAAAATCATTCTCTCCCAGAGTATCCAGATCCAGCTCTCTAAAATCTTTACTGCTAAACTGTATCTCCATGCTCTGGAGCCTCTGCACAAAAATAATAAATTTTTCTCTTAGTGTCGGATTAAAACTACTACGATCTTTGCCAAAAGGCATATTATAAGCCCCTTTGTTATTAAATCGTATCTGATTATTAAAGGAATAACAGATCAATGTATACAGCATTAAAGGATCTGATTTTCCTTTGTTATAAAGCTCTCTCAAAGCTAAATAACCCTCTTTATTTTCCTTAGATAGATCATAACTGCTTATGTACCCATCAATTTTCCTAAGGCTCTCCTCAACTCCGATTTTCTTAAATTCCTGTAGCATTTCTGGTACTTGCCACATGAGATCATTAAATACTACTTTCTCCGCCTTAACATTTACGGACACATTCCCCCCCCCTGCAAACAGGTCTACAAAGGTATTTACCTGTTTTGGAAATAACTCTAAAAGCTGTGGGAGGAGTTTGTATTTTCCACCTGTATAGTTAAGTGGGCTCTTTACATACTCCATCAAATAAACCTCCTTTATGTTTTGATCGATCCTAATCACATAAAGGAGATTTCCTTAGATACTAATTTTATGAATTTTTCAAACCTGCTACCAAAGTATATACCTGCTCTGCCTCCTCATAAGAGAGTTTTGTATAATCAAACTCCTTAAGCCAGCCTACCATACACTTTCTCTTATTTTCCTGTATAACCTGCCTACCTCTTTCCTCAGTATAAGGCTCTAAATAAAGTGAGGTTCTACCGTATCCAGAGGATCTATGATACTCATATCCGTTACTCTTAAATCTCTCTTTTTTACCATTCCCCCACTCTATATCCAATAGCCCTGTAGGAGTTCTTTTTACCACAGTACCTACATAATAGGATTTACTGCTAAAGTAGCTCACATATACTATTACCTTATCTCCAACCTGTAAATTTTCTCCGTTAAAATCAAACACTCTTTAACTCCTCCAATACTCTAAAATGATGTATCTCTCTGGTATCTCCCTTTTTAACCTGCACTCTCCTTACAGATCCTACCTCCAAAGGAGTTACGCACTCCTCCAGAGTTCTCTCTTTCTTATCTTCCTCATCATATACTTTATATCTCACTGTTTACCTCCTAAAGATACAATTTCTGCCCTACTTCTATATGGTTAGGATCCTGTAGATGGTTTTTCCTCACAATCCTGTAATACTCTGCTCCAGATCCGTACAGATTTTTAGCTATATTCCAGAGGCAATCTTCCTCTTTTACAATATAGATCTTTCCATTAAACAGATCTCTTACTCTATTATGTGAAGCTTTCTTCTTTTTAAGCTCCTGTGCCTTTTCTGCTACAGGGTAGTACCAGCTCTCCGCCTTACTGCCACAATAGGTACATCTCTCCCCTATTGTTACCTCAGCTCCACAGTATTTACATTTTGCCATCCGGTTTCTCCTTTAATCCCATTACATAATCCATTGATAATCCCAAAAGGCTACAGATCTTAGCAAGCCTCATACTGCTAAGATCTGTACCGTTATATAAAAAGGCGTATATTGTGGATCTACTTATCCCTGTTTTATCGGAGATAGTCTGGAGAGGTATATCCAGCTCCCAGATCCTCTCCATTACTCTCTCTCCAGCACTCATTATAGAGTAGGTTTTCCTCTGTGTCTTTTCGTGCTCTACTCTGATATGAGAGGGCTTTGTTAAGCCCTCATAATCTCTTATACCTCTGCTATATCTATGCTGTACGGTATCCAGCCTCATCCGTGTAATCACTTTCTCCAGCCTCTAACATCGCATCCTTAAGGAGTGCCTTGTATTTCTCCTCCTCTTTCTTTGCACTGTCTAAGGCTAACTTTCTGGCTTTATAAGCCTCCTTTAACTCCGCTAAATTCATTAGCTTGTACCTCCTTTAAAAATTAAAATATATTCCTAAAACTACTGTTGAACAGTAGTGTATAGGTAAAAAAATATAGGGAGATGAGCTTTAGTAGCTTTCTCCTACTGTTTAGTAGTATAATGGAGTATTTACCACTTGTCAATAAAAAATTCTGTTTAACAGTAGTTTTTGTATGTTTTGCTTTACTTTTCTACTGTTTAGGTGTATTATTTAATCATCCCTCAAAGAGAGGAGGTGATACAATGGCTAACAATTCCTCTCTCACGGATAACTTTGTAAAAGCTCTGAGTTACTACTTAGCACTATCTGGAAAGAGTAAGAAAGAGGTAGCGGATGGTATTGGGATACCGCCTACTACTTTCTCCTCTTGGAGTAATGGTAAACACTTACCAGACATGGATAGACTCCAAAACCTAGCTACATACTTAGGAGCCCCTGTTAGTGAGTTTTTCGATTTTACCGCTAACACTTCTACTCCAGATCCGCTACTTACAGAGCTCACAGATATTTTTTCTGAGTTATCTACTGAGGATAAGCTCTTAGTGAGGGATGTAGCTCTTAGGATCTACAAACTCCAACACACAGAGGAGTAATCCTCTGGGGAGCCAGTCTTATATAGGCTGGCTCTTTCTTTTTATTCTGCTACCAGTATTTTCCTAAAGTTACTGGTAATATCTGTTAAAAAGCTGGGATCTGTGGCTCACTCTCACGCTCTCTAAGAGGTGTAGAGTTTCCAGCCTTTGAAAAATCCATATAAGCCAGAGGGATACCGTACAGATCGCTAAGCTCTTGTGCTTTCTCCATCTTAGGAGCTGTCTTACCTGTTTCCCAGCTAACAATGGTCTTATCACTACAGCCTAAGATCTCTGCTACCTCTGCCTGTGAGTATCCTGCCTGTATTCTGCAAGCGGAGAGCCTCCATTTCATTTCAAAGTAATTCATTAACTAGCCCTCCCTGCTTTATATTTTTCCAGAGCCTCCTCTGTTACAAACTTCTTAAGAGTAGGGATCATTACCTCACGCTCTACAGCCTCCAGCTTTCCGCTCTGGATATTTCTGTATACATTTCTCTCACTACAGCCTAAGATCTGGGCTACCTCCTCTACTGTGTAGGCTTTCTCCTGTGGCTCCTCCTGCTTTTCCTCTACCACCTCTACAGGAGCCTCCTCTCCAAACACTGGAGCATACTTAGTCTTAAAAGCCTCACTCTGAGCTCCGATAATACGCCCTGCCATAAGATCACAGCCAGCCTTAGTAATGTGGTACAATCTACCGCCCTTATCTGGATCCTCTGAGAAATACTTAGGAGCCTCATCTCCTAACTGTGTAATATATTTGCGGATCGCTCTTAAAAGGTTATCGTGCCTCTTTCCCAGCATCTCCGCTACTTCTTTACTTGTAATCGTCATATAAAAAAGTACCTCCTTTTCCGATTTACTTAACCTAATCAGAAAAAGAGGTAACATTTAGAGAAATTTTTATTATTTTTTCTTACTTAAATCAAAAATAGAGATTTTATCATTCTCTGAGTTAATTCTGGTATTAGTATCTACCACAATTTTATTATCTAAGATACCTGCTACAAGCCTCTGGATAATCTCTAACTCTCCCATCTCGTGGAAATAAATAGGGTACACATCTCCCTCATCTGTAAGGTACATCGGTACAATTCTACCCTTAGGTACTGGCTTTGTTTCTTTAGAACCCATAATCTTTCTCTCCTCCTTTATCCTTTTCTCCATCTGGTTTATCGTCCTTTTTATCCTCTGTACTCTCCTCTGGATTTTCACTAAGGAGAGGCTTAAGGTATCCTGTGTTTACTTCCCAGATCATAAGTACCTCTTTGTTATTGATACCATATCTGTTTTTCTTAACACTGATCTTAAGAGTGCCATCTATCACAGATAGAGATAATACTCTTGTGGCGTTCTGTCCTACACCGTCACTCTCTGCCAGATCGTGGAGCTCTGGGCTCTCTCCTTTTTTACGGTTCTTAACTGCCTCACGGTTAGCCTGTGCCATAAGAAGTACAGGCTTTTTAAGCTCCTTACTCATCAAAAAGAGATCCTCTGAGATATTGTTATAAGCTATTCTAGGTATATCCGCCCTACGCTTATCACTCATAAGAGAGAGCTGATCTATTACAATCATATCCGCCCCATGCTTAATAGCTAAGCTCTTGATCTCATCCACATTAGGCTTACGCCCCTCAAAATCATCTGGAGTAACTACGATAAATCCACTCTTTTGCTGGAGCTGTGTTATGTACTTCTCATAATCCTCCTGTAAGTACTTTGCTCCGTCTGTATCTGGTTTCTTTCCCAGAGTACCAGATCCATTAAGGAGCCCCATATTACTAAAGTGCTTATTGAGAGTATCAAAACGAAAACCAACCATAGCGGTACTCATTTCTCCAGAGTACATAAGGATCTTATAACCCATGTTCCACGCCATAGTAGCAAAGTACTCTCCGATCCATGTTTTACCTACGTTAGTACGCCCTGTGAGTACTACCAGATCCTCTCCCCAGAGCCATCCATTAGTAATCTCATCCAGCTTAGGAATACCTGTAGGAATACCTATAAGCCCCTTTACCTCACAACGCTTTTTATACTCTGTAAGACGATCTCCAGCTTTAGAGATAATATCATAGCCATCTTTATTCCTGCTCACTGGTACGGATTTCTCCAGCTTTTCTATCTCCTCTTTGAGGTACTGGATAGCCTTAATACTATCCTCTTTTACTACCTTTGCTGTATCCTCAATCAGAGGCACCAGCTTAGTATATGTGTAAGCCTCTTTGAGCTTATATACTAAGTAATCTGTACTCTCTGTAACCTCCAGCATTTGAAAATCTTTGAACCTGCCTAAAAAGGTTAGTTTATCTGGCATCTGCTTATAGCTGTTGTAATGCTCTATAATAAAATGGATCTCATCCTTACAGGTAAGAAACATCTCCTCTACTACTCCGTTAGAGTGGAGGATCTCCAGATCTGGAGCATCTAATACCTTACAGAGTAAGCTCTGCTCAATCATATTAGCCATTTATAATCCCCCTCCTATCTCCGCTTGTAATTTCTACTACCTGTGAGGATCCTAATACTCTACTGGCTATCCGATCCCCTAACTCGCCCCTAAGCTCCTCTGGAGAGAGGTTACTGGTATAGATCGTAGTGAGGTTATTAGATACTCTGGTATTTATAATACTTACCATCCTCTCCCTTACCCAATCTGTTACCCTCTCTGCTCCTATATCATCTATGATAAGGAGCCTACAGGTTTTTATCATTCTGAGTATCTCATCAAACTCTGGATCTTTGTTATCATAGTTATCTCTGAGATCTTCTAAGAAAGTGGGAAGAAAAATATATAGCCCCTCATTTTCCAGCCCTGTATTAAAAGCTATCTTTCTGAAAAAGTAACTCATAATCTTACAAGCCCATGAGGTTTTACCATTCCCTGTACTCTTTCCCCAGATATATAAACCTCTGCCCTCATCTACCATACTGAGCACATCATTTTTATAATTATCCAGAGTTGTAAACGCCTCCAGATCCTCTCCATTCTCTGGCTTAAGAGCGATAGTATAACGGTATCTCTCTGGGATCCTGCTTAAATTGTATAAAGCTCTAAGTACTCTGTAGCCTCCGCACACATCACTACAGGAGCTTTTATCTTTCTGGCAATAATCACTTGCATAACATTTCATCCGCTTTTACCTCCTTTTGAGTAATCCTAATCACAAAAGAGGTAAAAATTTAGAGGAGAGCTTTTACACCCTCCTCCAGATTACTTAAACACAATATCTTTACCCTCAGCATCTTTAAGGGTATTACCGCTAAACTTTTTACTAATCGCTGTAGGCTTTCCCTGTCTACCATAGTTCTTAAGTGGATAGAGGTCTTTCCATCCCTTATCTATACTCTGATCCACAATAGCCAGAGCTACTACAGGATCCTCTCCAGCATTATCTCTAAGAGTACTAGCAAACTTTTCTACCGTAGTTACTTTAGGAGTATAGTTTTTACCCCTACAATACTGGATAAATTTACTAAGAGCCTCTTTCACAAACTTATTAACAGGATCCTCTAAGATAGTACTATAAGATTTCTTTTTAGGGGCTTTGCCCTCCATCTCTTTAGAGATGGATTTTTCTATATTATCTTTACTATCTTTATTGAGTAAAAAATTTTTACTCGTATCGTGTAAAGTTTTTTTACTCGTTGGATCCTCATCGGATAAAATTTTTTTACTCGGTCTTAAAGCTGTATAGCTGTTGTAAATGAGAGCCCCTTTAGTGGTACTGCTCTTAGTGAGGAGCCCCTGTTTAACTAGGTTATCTAAAGTGTTAATTACTGTAGGTCTTGATACACCACCCAGCCACTCACAGAGGTAGTCTACACTCCCTGTAAAAGCTGTGTTAGTAGTCTGAGAAAATCCGTAGATGATCGCATAGAGCATAAGAGCATTACCCTTTAGTTTTAGCTCTGTTACCATCCATCCCTGTACAGCAAAGTAATTATCCTCTCTTACTTTTATCTGTTTTGCCATAATTACCTCCAGTTAAGGAGAGAGGAGAGATACTCTCCCCCCCCTGTAAGTATTACTCCATCTCTGAGATAACTTTCTCAATGTTATCACACACCTCATCAAACGCCTGTTTAATAATAGCCTCTCTCTGAGTAGGATCTGTACCTCCATCAATCTTAATCTCCATATTGACTGTAGGCTTACACCAGATACCACTCTTATTCTGTACACTCATACCCAGCTCTACGCTGATACCTGCTACCCTTGCTGTAAAATCATTTGCCATCTTTGTTATCCTCCATCTCTTTTAAATTCTTTTCTCTGCGTGCCATTCTACGGTTATACTCCTCCACGGATTTACAGCCCATCTTTCTAGCTACTACCTTTTTGTGGAGGAGGGTACCGTTATTCTTTTGGATCTGCCTCTGCATTTTCCTTTTGAAACTGCTCACTCTTTTCTGCCTCCATTTCTGCTACGCTGTGCCATACTTCATCCTCTGTTTCAATCTCACATATACTATTATGTGGATTGATAATAACCGTAACATCACAGCTATTAGAATTAAAGCTAGGTAATCCAGATCCGTAACCGCCATTACCTTTAAGTTTGGTTCCTAAGGCGGTAGAGATAATATCCTCTAAGGATTTACCATTTACCTCTAAACCGTATCCGTGATCCGATACCTCAGCATTTGTAAAACTGATTTTAAGCATCCTGCTTACCTCCTTTTCTTTTGATACTTAACCTAATCACACAAACGGTAATTTTTTAGATAGCCCTCAAAATTAAGGACAAAAAAAAAGAGGAGAGCTTTTACACTCTCCTCACACTTAGGGGCTACTTTTTAAGTTTTGCTTTTCTTGGTAATGAGGCATAAGCCTTTATAGCCTCCAGATCCTCCTCATACCAGTATCTATAGCCTCCCTCATCTCTTACGCTTGCTGGAATAGCTCCAGCATCTTCCCAGAGGCGGATAGATTGAGTAGAGGCTCCTACCAGATCCGCTACCTCTTTCCTTGTGTATACTCTTTTTCCTGTATCTGCATCTATTGTTATCGCTCTCATTATGTACCTCCATTTTGAGTTATTATACCACACCTGTATATTAAATGCTAAGTAATTTGTTAAGGATGGTTTTAATATCCTGCTTAGATCCTTTACCGTCTACTACTCGATCAATGAGATCTTTATTTTCTAACAGGTAATCCTCTACCGCCTCATCTATGGTACCCTTAGCTACCATAGAGATTACATTTACAGCCCCTACGGTACCTATTCTGTGGGCTCTATCCTCAGCCTGTGCATTATCTCCGCTATTCCATGCTTTGTCCATAAAGAATACATAAGAGGCTTTATTTAAGGTTAATCCAGTACCCATAGCTCCTATGGTTCCTATAGCTACTTTACAGTGTGGGTTAGTCTGGAAATTGTCTACTAATCTCTGCCTCTGCTCTGGAGGTACCTCTCCTGTAATTACAATCGGATCATATTCACTAAGCTCTATCCCCAGATCCTTAGCTATCGTGCTCCATTGAGAAAATATGATAGCCTTATGACCGTTAGGGATAATCTCCTCCTCCAGCATCTCCTTAATACGATCCAGCTTAGGGCTATCATCTGTTAAGTTAGGATTACCACTGGTAAGCTGTCTGAGGCGGAGAGTACAATTAAGCGGATTAACAGAGGCTAAGATATTCTCCATATCCGCTACAATGCCATTTTTAATATCCCTGTACTGTTTTTTCTGGGCTGTGGTAAGTTCTACATACTCAGTACTGTACAGCTTAGGAGGGAGATCTAGTACCTCCTCTTTCTTTCTTCTTAGCATTACAGTATTTAACTCAGTATTGAGGCTATCTAAGTTTTTATATCCGATTACTTTATAGCCTCCAAAACCTCCCATAGTACAATAGGCATTTCTAAAACTATAAAAGGATCTTCTCTCTACTCCCAGCCATGTAAGGATATTCCACAGATCCTCCGCTTTATTCATCGGAGTACCAGATAATCCTATTTTAACTGGAGCTTTCAAAAATCTAAGAGCTTTTCCCTGTTGAGAGCCTCCGTTTTTAGCCTTGTGGATCTCATCCACAATGATAGCCCCTATATAACCATCCTTAATCCCCAGATAGAGAGCATCCTGTATTTTCTCATTTCTGAGGCTCTCAATATTGATAATCCCAAAATAAGAGGAGCCTCTGTACCAGTCATTTAGCTGTTGTACTCTAACATCCATTGTCTTACCGTCTACCATTACACAGCCCTCGTTAGAGTGGATCTGGATCTCTTTCTCCCAGTTATATTTTACAGAATTTACTCCACACACAATAAGGGTTTTAATGAGCTCTTTCTTTCTGGCTACACAAATATCAATACTCTCCTTTGTCTTGCCTAAGCCCTGCTCATCTCCGATAAGTAAAGAGTTTTTCTCCATTCCATAATTAAAAGCCTCGATCTGATGAGGGAGGGGAGCTGTCTTAAAATCAAAATCTCTTACAGGCTTAATACCCTTTAGCCTCTCCTGTGTAGCCTCCCTTTTATCCTCGATCTCCTTAGTATTGAGAGCTTGTACTACAGCCTCCTCACTTTTGATATTGCTAAGCCCTACTTTCTCTATGAGAGCTGGTAGCTCATGTGCTGGGATCTCCCACGCCCTATCCTCTGGTAAATATCTCCGCTCTGCCAGCTCTTTTACCTTAGCTACAGTAGTGGGATCGTATCTAAATGAGATTTTAAAAGCATCATCAAAATAAGTACCTTTTTCCAGTTTTTCTACTGTTATCATAAAAATAAACCTCCTGTGATTTAGTCTTTATATAACTTAATCACAGGAGGTAAATATATTTAGATAACCCCTATATAATTTATGCTACTAACTGCACATAAAGCCCCAGCTTTCTAGTACAGTACATATAATCCTCTAAGTAGTGGATCATACTTTCAGTATGTATCTCGGAACATTGCTGCCAACAAGTCCATAGATTTTCCCCGGTTCAAGTGTCAGCGAAATATTATTTAAAATTGATTTGCCATCCAGTCTTAGTGATACATTTCTTATTTCTATCATGCGCGATCCCCCTATTCCTTTACCTGATAATGTCCTGCCCTTGCAAAGCAAAGCACAAGAAGCAGCGCACTTATGGCTCCCAGATAAAGATATGATCCCCACATCGGAAAATTCATCCTGTCAAGATACTCATCATAGTGCAGCCACGGTATCGTATGCGCCATCGGAAGTATCCACATCTGCTTCATTCTGACCTCGCAGGTGACTGCTCCGAGTATGATTGCAAAACCATTTACGAGTATCCCCACATATCTGTGATTGCTGACAGCCGAAAAAAGCAGCACATATGATATGAGCATAAAATATAAAAGCAGCAGACAAAATGTGTGTATAAGTGCCTGTTCAAGTGTCATCTGCTGATACAGATTTCCCGGAAGAAGCTGCACCACATAATCTCCCGTCCTATCCGGATAAACTGAAGTAAAATGTGTGACCGCATCAGAAAATGAAAGACTCCATCTGCCTGTTCCTATCATAAGAACGCACGATGACACCAAAAGGAATAAAAGCACAAAACAGGATGCCGCTGCCGCAAAAACTGCCTGTCCAAATATCCATGTCCTCTTTGTACAGCGCATCTGATAAAACCTGTCAATTCCCGTCCTCTGTGGAAAATCAGCCATCAGCACAAGAAAAAGTATAGGTATTATAAGAAGGATAACTCCCGAATTTCCCAAAGCCACAAAAGCCTCAGGTATAGAAAGCATTTCTCCCATAAGCATTTTGCACTGTCGAAGCGGCCCGATCACCTGCACATTCACAAATACGAGCATGACAAACAGTATGATTATCCTGCTGCTGCGCAGCCACTGCCTGAATTCAGCTTGCGCAATGTGCACTGCTGCCCGAAACGAAAATCTATCCATCGCAATGCCTCCTTTTCACCTGTGCATAATACAGCAGAACAAGTATCACATAACAAACTATAGTAAGTCCTACCGTCCATCCCCAGCCGCTCTCACCCGACACATTCATCAGGTTTGATAAGTTAAGCCTCGCCACTGCCGGGTTTTCAAGTGTAAGTCTCTGCAGAATCTGCGTGTATATGTAATTAAGTAGAAACGGAAGGCACAGAAGCATATACCGATCCCTAAAAAATATTGCTGCTCCTATTCCAAACATACTTGCCGCCATACCATATAAGAAAGAACCTATAAGCCGTTTTACCACATATATGAGCACCATACTGCCTGTTCCGTACCAGTCTGCATACATCATCTGCTCATCCACGGAAAATGATATATATGCCGGAAATGCAATAAACATCATAAGTCCGAAAACAATGTTCGCTGTCATGAAAAGAATTCCACCTGTAAGCACTCCTGCTGTCACCTTTGTGGCACAATACTTTGCATTTTGCGACCTTATGAGCAAAAAACCTGTCATGCCGTTGTGCCGTTCCGCGGAAAGCACTGCGATATATCCAAATGACATTAAAAGCGGCAGTATAAGCGGAAGCCAGCCATTCATCCCTTTTATCCACATAAAAAGTGCGCTGTATTCTATCGGCTGCTCACTTTTATGTGCAATGCCGGTTATTGCAAGCCTAAATACCGACACGGCACTGCCTGACGGATCATAATCCGCATTTGCGCTAAAAGCAAGTACAACACATCCTATGACCGCAAGAAGCAGATACGGAAAATACAGATATTTTTTCATTTCCGCCCTTATCATACTAAGCCGCCTCCCCATAGGTATAGTAATAGACCTCTCCTGTAAATGCATCAAGATACATCCTGATGTTTTCGTCCTTAGTCCTGTTTATTCCGTCAAACTGCCATGCCGGAAGATATATTTTGCACTCAGAACCATCTCCCAAATTAAGCGGTACATATGTAAGACATACACTTTGTACATCAACATTTAAAAACTTTGCCATCTTCCCGCTTAAAATATCTGCGGCATCCTTTATTCCCAATATCTCATCCGACGAATACAAATTTTCCAGCGGTTCCGAATCGTTAACTCCCGCATAAGCACTGACTCCATCAGAATCCACTACATATGCATGTTTGATATCCTCTTCAAAATTATACTCATTTCCATATATCTGATAATTTCCATAATCATGATATGCTATTGGAACACCATGGTACTGCCTTTGAACCATATAATCATATCCGTACACCTGTCCGAGCCTGAACACGCGAACCTCAGGAACTGACAATGTAATGCCATCTGTGGGTACAAACGGAGTACCTTTTTCAAAATATTCCCCTGTAAGCTCTGCCCCCTGTTCAATGGTCAATTCACCATTTATAAGCTGATAGCTTTCTTTTCCAAGCTCGTCTATTGTCCCCGATTTTACAACATCATCTGTGTATGTTCCAAGAGCGTCACTGCTCGCATGCGCATCCGTATTCAGATATGCTCCTATCTTTCCATCACTCATGGAATATATGCCATTATCCGCTATCTGTATATGACACTCATTCGTATTTACAAGTGCTCCTGCCCCTGATGCAAGATCCATATGATCCTTAAGAGCCGGATAACTGTATGGTGTTTCCTTTGTATCATCCATTCCAAGGTCACTGTTTACGATCCTTACCTCCGAATCCATATCAGTTGTATCGAGCTTACCGATTGATTCAAGCCAGTCCTTTATTGTATCCCAGCTCTCCTGTGTAGTAATGCCGTGTACTCCACCCTCCATGACATACAGCTCATCCGTTTCCGGCATATCTTTAAAAGTGCAGTTTGTAAACGATAAATTCCTGTAATCCGTGTTTTTTACCGTATCGGTATCTGTGCTGTACTGTTCACAGCTTAGCTTGTAATTCTCCCTGTTATCGGCAAGCTTTTTCTCATACGCAGCTATATCAATCCCCTGCTGCGTGTCTGATTTATCCGCTGTATTCTTCTGCTGTGTATCTGCCGTTTTGCTGTCTGCACATGCAGACATGGTAAAAAATGCTGCAATGCAAAGGGCTGGTATTAGTACTGTTTTGTGATGTTTGTTCATATATAATTCCCCCATTTTGTAACACAATTAGCCGGTATGGAAAACATACCGGCTAACATATTTTTATCTTTTTTATACGACTTTATAAATCATACCTTTTGCATTACATCTTTTCCCCATAGACTTCTCCTTTACTATACTATGTTTTAAGTTACTTAATAACAATAATTATTGTTATTAGAAATCGATTACAATTTCAATTATATTCATTTTCACATTTTTTTCAATACAATTTACATGAGATGACATTTTTTATTCACTTTTGGTACATTTTATATAGATCAATTAAAAATCAGTTACAGCACAACCTTATCTTCTGCGGATAATACTGCAGCACCATATACAGCTTCATCTTATCTACCCTGCTCCAGTCTTTCTTTGAAACCAGACCCTCATTCATTGCATACGGTATCACAAATGACGTCTCCTCACCGGCATTAAGCTTTATCTCCAAAGCTTCCAAAGTAGGATTTAATTTAAAAAACAGTTCCATGTCATACTGATTACCATTGGTTCCCATTTCAAATGCCAGGCTTGTAAGATCAAGTGATGTTGTATCGTCCTTTACTTTGGTAACTGACAAGGTTATAAAACCCACACGCACACTGTCGAAAGGATATTCTGAACCATCATCCGTCTGATCATATGCATAATCAGAACATTTTTCTTTTAGGAGACTGCCATCGCCCCACTCCCATCCGGTCTGCTTTATCTCATAATTTCCAAGCTTAATAGTGTCATTTTCTGTATATGTGATGACCTTTGGGGATGGATAGCAATGATTCAGATAAACAATCCTTGCCAAAACAGCAATCATCACAATTCCTATGAGCATTCCCGAAAAAAGTCTTACTTGTTTTGATTTCCTTTGCTTCATAATAAATTCTCCTCGTTACTTCAATTTAAACCTTCCGCTGTCCACCAGATAGATTACATCTGATAGATTTTCAAGCTCATCCTTATCGTGAGAGCTAAGCAGTATAAGACTTCCTTTATCACGCATATCCCTTATGATTTCTGACAGTTTTTCCTGTCCCTCCTTGTCCAGGGCGTTAAAAGGTTCATCCAGCAAAAGAAGCTTTGGTTCCTCCATAATGGCACAGGCAATACCCAGTCTCTGCTTCATTCCAAGAGAATATTTTCTATACTTTCTCTTATCCTGTGGGTTCAGTCCAACCGTTTCAAGTGCCCTGCTTATATCAACTTCACCTTTATTTATTGATGCAAGCATTTTTAGATTGTCATAGCCTGTATAACTATCTATAAATGCAGGATTCTCAATAAGCATACCTATCTTTTCCGGAAAAGCCATATTTTTTCCAAGTACCTTGCCATCAATACTGATGGTACCGCTTGTAGGATACATAAGTCCGCTTACCGCTCTCATCAGCATTGTCTTGCCGGAGCCGTTTATGCCCTGAAATCCATATATATTACCACTTTCCAGTGTCATACATACATCATCGAGTACCAGAGCATCCTTTATCTTTTTAGAAACATGTTCTATCTCTATCTTCATAAAATACCTCACAAAATATTTTTTCTGTTAAAATACACACTTCCGGACACAATAGAAACCACCATCACAATAATGCAGCTTATTATTCCGGCAGCCGCATCCATTCCGCCCGCACAGAGCCTGTTGTTTCTGATGATCATAAGATAATTTCCCATAAGAAACGGACTCACCCAGTAAACAGACACCACAAGATAAACTATGGAAACAATATATCCAGCGATCGCACCGGCAAAAACACTGATAGTAAGCTGCACCACCGCAATTGTACAGGCACATAGCATTGGCAGTATCAGCCATACAAGCACTTCATTTCCGGTCGAAAACTGCTGCATATCTATTCCCATTTCCATGAGCATATCATCAGGCTTTGTGCTCCACTTCCCGATTGCACATGTCACAGCCGCAAGAACCAGTATCATTGCAGCATAATACATAATCACATTTATGACCGTCCATATGTACTTACTCCATAACCACTTAAACCTGCTGCCAGACAATATCAGTGTCTTTTTGCCTGCACCATACAGATCTGACAATGGATAAAATCCTACCATAAAAAATAAAAACGCATAAAACAAAAACCACGACACCGGAATGGTAAATACGCTGTCATCTGTCTTTATGTATGGCGGCATACCCTGAAGTATATTTGTAAAGTATGCCAAAAATCCAAGCTCCGGTGAATTTACACTAAAATCACTGACGGTGATAAATGAAAAAAATACAAATATGAATACTCCGACTATCCATTTTATCTTGTTTTCCCTAAATCCTTTTCTGATATCATATAAGATCAGATTTGCAAAAATTCTCCTATTCATAAGCAACAAGCTCTTTCTTTACCGCGTGTATGTAAAATATAATATTTACCACTATAAGGATAATAAACGCACAGATCACAACCCGGATATCATTTCTAAACGGCGCACTTGGTCTAAGAAACATTACCGGTGATAAACTCACCCTGTTTACAAAATGAACCATACAGAACACAAATATGTATATGATAAACGGTGTCAGCAATATCCAGAACCGGTTTCTTACAAAATTAACCGCCCACAACACCGCACAGTTTAAAAGTCCCCAGAAGCAGCCATCAATCAGCACAAAAATCAGATTGTATACAAGTGGATGTGTATAAAATACCCCTGACATGATATCCATTGCCGCTACCGGGAATGTGCCTGTTCCTACCTGTGGTATTACCATCGGAAATACCATTGCAGTAAGCAGAAAGTCAAACACCAGTGGTATCATTCCAATAAGCGCACCGCTTACAAATGCAGCTCCATATTTTGCTCTTATATAATCGCTCTTCTTTCCTCTTGATATGATCTGGGCAGCATACCCTGATTTAACATCAAAATAAAAGCTTCTGCCATATGGTATGGCACATAAAGCGGGCATTATCAGATAAAGCAGCAACGGCTGCACACTTGCATTATCCGCACCTATCCATTTCTCATATGCAGACAATGGATACGTGTCGTAGTAAACATACATCCTCCATATCCACACATTTTCCATAAAATGCCATACACATATTGCAAACGCAACACACAATGTGGCAGCAAATAATCTATTTCTAAAAGCACGTTTTATTTCGAGTTTAAATATTCTATTCATAACTACAGCTCCAGTTTAAAATATTTTTGTACCTTATCATTGGTTTTTGAATCTATACCCTCTATACAATAATAAATATACTTAGAGTCTTCAGGTATTCCCTCATCCTGAATAATATATCCAAGCTCTGATGTAATACACTCGCCTTTGCCTAAAACATAATGATATACATCACTTTCATCTCCTCCAAGCCAATAGTTGTCTATATATACACAATCTGAGTTTTCCTGTATTCTCTCCATATCATCCTTGATGGCATACAGAACACCCACATTTCTATTACCTTCAATCTGCTTATCATCTCCATCCTTATAAGTGATTGTCAACGTTATAAAAAGATAACTATAGCCATTGCTCAGGTTATAATTTTCATCTATATTTCCTTCACAGCTATCTTTCAAAAAATCTGCAACAGTATCCTTATTTCTGTTTCCAAACTCCGTTGTATGCTCGTACTTTTCAATTTTATAAGTAATTCCATTTATCTCAATTGTATCATCAACTGACACGATATCGTCTTTGTTAACATACTCCGCATCCTGCACATACGTAGCCGGAGCCTGGTCTACTACACCGGTGTCACCTTCTGTCTTTGAAGCCTCATCCTTTACAATACCGGATTTTCCCTCTAGCTTGGCATTTGATTGTGAGCAGGCTGAAAGCCCCGCTGCCATCATAATCACTGCCATTATTGCTGTAATTTTCTTTTTCTTCATAGTTTCTTCTCCTTGATTGATTGCTGATGTTTAATTGTTATGATAATTATAAACCTGTGATGTGTCATAGTTGTAAAATAAAAAAATCCATTGCAATTTTAATTATTGCAATGGATTTTTGTCACGACTTTACTATCAACCTATTTATCAGAATATCTTTTTATTAAGTCTATTTACTTATCCGATACCACCTTACAGCGCTTCTTATGAAATGCAATTCCGTATTTTATGATATTGCATCTGCCCTCTTCACGAAGTACAGCATCATATCTGCGTGTATTTATCTGATTCATTGCATCTTCACAAGATTTATCCAATCCTTGAAAAGACGTTGCATATTTGACCTCTATGATAATTCCCGAATCAGGATCCTCCGGTTTTATGATAATGTCACTGAATCCATCCCCTGATTCCCTGTTCGATTTGATCAGCCAGTTCGGATTGCTTCCTCTCAAAAGGCCAAGCAAAAGACCATGGTAGAAATTTTCTTTCTGTCTATCGCGAGCCTTAGTGTCCAGAATACTTATCATACGATCCATGATTATATTGAGCTGTCTCTGAATCTTTTCAGTGTCAGCCTCAAGAATAGCCTTTGACAGCACTCTGATCTCATCATTGTCCTTTGCTACAACTTCCTTGAACCATTCCTGTATCTGCAGAATAAAAACTTCTCTGACCTCTTTGTTTGGGATAACAAGTTTAAGTGCATAATTCTCACTATCCGGCAATTTCACTTCACCTACTTTTGTCAGGTATCCTGTAGTAAAAAGTACACTCCATATATTATCTATATTTTTGTCTATTTCATTGTACGTAAGTTCAAGATGAACCACTTTTTCAATAGACTCTCCGGCAATTAAGCGCTCAACCTCATCCTTGGTTGTCGAATCAGCTATATTTATAAGGCGTCTTACAAGGCTGTTTCCGCTACTGTTTATCCAGTAAGTCTGTGGTCTGGCAGTTGGATTGGCAACAAGATTGTCCACATAATTTATAACATCCCAAGGACAGTATACATCCACATTACCAAAATGATAACCATCATACCACTCCTTTGCCTCTTCAAAATGTGATGCCAGTCCATAGTCTGCAAGAAGATTTTTCACCTCATCATCCGAAAATCCAAACTGCTCGTCAAATCTGGCATCAAGAATCGATAAAACTTTAAAATTATTTATTCCGGTAAAAATGCTTTCTTTCGAGATACGAAGACACCCTGTAAGAATTGCAAATTGTAAATAATCATTTGTTTTTAAAACTTTTCCCAAAATACCTCTGATAAGCTCGACCATTTCATCGTAGTAACCGTGCTGGAATGCTTTATCCAGCGGTACATCATATTCGTCTATTATAAAAATAGTATTCTTGCCATAGTGTTTAGTCAAAAGCTGAGATAACACTTTTAATGATGAAATAACCACACCATCACTCATATGATATTTTCCATCTTTAATCTGTATAATTCCCTGATACTGCTCTTTTTCATTTTTACTAAGCTTATCACTATTCATTAGGAACGAAAATCCATTTGCTATTTCACCTATTATCTGGACAAGTGCATCATATGCCCTGTCAAACGTTAACCCGTTAACATCTTTAAATGATATAAACACAACCGGATATTTTCCCATGTATTCATTGCATAAAGCTGTATTTTGTGAAATATACAAGCCATCAAATATAGATTTATCCGTACCTATTTCAAAAAAGCTCTTAAACATACTCATATTAAGAGTCTTACCGAAACGACGCGGACGGGTAAAAAGATTTACTTCTCCCCAATTTTGCAGGAGCTGCTCTATAAGCCTCGTTTTATCTATATAATAAAAGCCCGATTTTCGTATTTTTTCAAAATTATCTATTCCAACCGGTAATTTTAATGTTCTATCCATCAAAGCCTCCATAAAAAAATCCGCTATAACTGTTAATCATAGTATAGCGGATTATTTTATAAAATACAATAATTGTGTTATTGGGATAATATACTTCTTTGGCTAACAATTGTCTCTGCATCTAATTCATAGACGCAATCACATAATAAATCTATATCTAATGGATTATGACTTGCAAGAAGAATAAGTTTTCCTTCTAGTATTTTATTCATTCTCTCACTATCTTTCCAGCCTCCATCTCATATACCTCATCGCATAAAATATCTATATCCTCAGAAGAATGAGATGCCATAATAATGGTTTTACCTTCATCTTTCATCTGCAATAATAAACTGCGCATTTCAGTAACACCTTTTTTGTCCAACCCATTAAAAGGTTCATCTAAAACTAAAATATCAGGATTTTCCATTATTGCCTGCGCAATCCCAAGTCGTTGTCTCATTCCAAGTGAATACTTTCCGACAGCTTTTTTGTCCTCTGGATTTAACCCTACTCGTCTTATAGCATTCTTTATATCATCATTTGTGATTTTTTTATTTAAATCAGCAAGAAATTTCAAATTCCAATATGCCGAATAGTCTTTTAGGAATCCAGGTGTTTCAATTATCAATCCTACATTTTTAGGCATGTCCACATCTTTGCCGATTACTTTATCTGAAACTGTTATTTCTCCCGAATCTAATAATATGAATCCACATATGCTTTTAAATAAGACTGTTTTTCCACTGCCATTTCTACCTATTATTCCATATATTCTTCCTTTATATATTTCAAGTGAAACATCATTCAGTACAACCTGCTCACCAAATTTTTTATAAGCATTTTTTATAGATATTACCAATTCATTCATCAAATCATCTCCAATACATTCAATGTACACTTTTTACCTTTTTTCAAAATATATGTAATTAATATAATAATTACAAGTATTTCAACCGTAACAATATATATAATTGATATCGGATTACTTTTCCTCATAAATATGAATATATTTGTCCAATGAATTACAGACATATACTGAAGCTTATAAAGCCAGAACACGTCTATAAGATTCGAAAATACAATCATCGCTGCCGCTATAGAAGCCCCAAATATTCTATTATTTCCCAAATTTGCAGCAAAAATTATTAGCCCAACAATAAAACCGGCTGATACATTTAATAAAAATGTTATTAAACATGCTATTATTGGTGAAAAATATATAACCGCTTCTTCATGCAATACAACACCTGCAAGTGCAGGATTATGAGATAGATTAATCCAAATATCTCCCCATTTTGCCGAGGGCGCAACCCATGGAATAAATACAATAATGCTTACAAAAAACATCCATGCAAAATATATGACATTTGCTAACAAAATATATAATATTTGACCACAAAACCATTTTTTTCTGCCTAATCTGGAAAGTGTAAATAATTGGTGTTCATCAATAAATGGTGCATTACATAACAAAAGGATTATCCCAAAATAAAATAACATTCGTGTTATTGAATCATCCATTTGAAATGTAAAAAAAAATGGTGTAACTGAGAGTCCTTTTAACGCTGCATAGTTTTTTATACTATCACTTCTTATGTACGTAAAAACTGCTACAGCCAAAAACGCAATATATACCCTGTAATTATTGCGCCATTTTCTAATATTACACCACATACTTCTAAACATTTTGTATTCTCCTTTTCATCTTCCAATAACACAATTTATACATAATAAAAACAATGCAACCAGAATAGCATATCGCGTAAAGCCAATGATATAACATATTATCAAATATATGTGTAAATGCGAAATACACACAGGATGGTAATAAATATATATTACTACACCATTTATTCAACAGAGTCATAACCATATACAAAATCAAAATCGGAGCTGCCGTCCCGACAAATATATTAGGAATAAAAATTGTAACTGTAACCGCAAGACAGGATAAAGTTCCACATAACAATGAAAAGATTAATCCTGTCCAAACATTTTCTGTAAAATATGCCCAATCTCCAATAATACCATTTCGTGGCATATAACCAAGTATAATAAGTGAAAATATAATTAACACTCCAAAAACTATAATTGATAGCAAAGCACTAATACTTCCCCAAATAAATGCCGAAATCAACTCTGCTTTTATATAGTCTTTTTTTTTCGTCTTTGCAATTATGAATTTTATATATCCGCTTTGCAAATCCTGGCACAGGTTTAGTCCTCCGCCAAATACACTTAAAATATAATACAAAATAATAAAGCCTGATGAGATGCTAACAGCTACTATATCATTAAATGATGCGCTCTCTTTCTGTTGTATGATTGCTCCCAGCCCATTTATATATAAAGCTGCAATCATTCCAATAATGCATAAATATGATTTTTTGCTGTGAAAACTTCTAGACATGCACATTTTCAAATCTATTATCATTGTATTCTATATTCCTCCCCTGTATATGCGTCATATACATCATAAAGAGCCATTTTTTGCGTATAACTGTTTTCTCCTGTCACCAATTGGTTTTGATAGTAGTAAACCACCCAAACAGGCTTAATATCATAAGTTTCATTTTTATCTGCAAACAACATATATTCTAATGATATTTCGCTTACCTCAATATCCCCGGATGTTACGTATTTTTTTAGTTTATCAACCTCTTTTGAAAGTATAGACGATGGATGTAATATCTCACCAGTCTCAGTTGTCTCGACCCAATCATACAATGGTGGAATATCTAAAAACGAAATTCCCTTTTCATCCATAGCTATTACCAAATGATTTTCTTGATTTGCATAACCCGTTAACGCTTCATTTTCAGGGCATCTGCTATATGGAATACCATACACGTCCGGAAACATAAAAAATACATATGTATCATTTTGTTTATCTGTATCATCCTCTGGAAATATTAATGTATTTTTGTCATCAAGAACGTATAATTCATTTTTTTCACAAACATTAATTTCAAGTTCTTTCGCTGTTTTAACCGCTAATTCTTCCGCCTCTTCGGCAGACATAAACATTAGTTGTTTGTCAGTTCTAAACTTATCTTTATCATTAAACGGTGAGTAATATGTGCCAAATTTAGACGCACTAACAGCAAGCTTTCCGTCATGCGTCTCGGCTAAAGCTGAATCATTTCTGATTGCTATGCTATCCTGAGTATAATTGTTATCCCATAAATAAATCTCATTACCATTCTCCGATCTGTGGTTTTGTACACATACATCCTTATTTAGATTAATCGCTTTTGCTAATTTTTCCATCAGATCATAGCATTTATCCTTATTTTCCGAAAAATTAATAGCCTTAACTTTTCCACTTTTAACGTAATAACTTGTTGCATCCCAGATATTAATTTCTGAATCAATGTTCAGCTTATCATTTACAACGCATTTTATATTTTGTGGAAGTTTTCCTATCTGTTCTTCGTCCAAAGAATTTAGCACATTTTCATAATCATTTAAGTCTGTGGTATTAGCTTGTGTACCATCATCTATTACGTTTTCAGTTGGTGCACAACTAACAAGTGAAAAACATAGTATAAGTATTATATAGCAGATTTTCTTCATTAAATCACCCCATTGAATGTTAATACATTTTACGGATTCCAGTAACCTGAGACTGTAACAGTCACGCCACCATTAGAAGATGGATTATATCCATATAGCTTAATCCTATCATCCTTATATACAGTAGATGTATATATAACCTGTGTACCCCCAATTCCTCTCACTGAATTATAATTAGAAACAAAGCCTTTTCCCTGCTTATAGGCTTTAAATTTTATTGTTGCCGAAGGATAAGATAAAGATGTTACATTTACCCCAGCATATGCACTATCTCCATTTTTTCGTACATAACTAGTGTTTGTTACATTTTCCGTCATAAGCGAAAAATTGTAAGTTTGAGCCGTAACAACTGTAACAGAAAACATAATACCTATTGCTAGTGTTGAAAAAAAAGTTTTTAATTTTCTCATTGATTTTCTCCTTTTGATATTAATTACTCAAAATTTCCATATCTAAATAGATTTTTTGTAATTAGAAATTTAAGTGTTTCAAGTTTACAAGTTACATAACAATAATTATTGTTGCTTGAAGTCAATGACAATTTCTATTATCATCATTTTCGTTATTTTTTCAATACTATTTACACGAAGCAACATTTTTATGTCCTTTTTGGTCGATTTCACTGCCAAAAATAACCTCTTTACAATTTTAATTATTGCAACAGATTTTTGTCGTTATTTTACCCCCCCACTGACAAACGAATGAAAATACTACTGTTCCTATAAAACAAACCTACCATATACTTCTTAGTACTTTGTTTTCTTTATAATTCTCCGAACATGGAACCAGCCATTGATCTTGCCGATATTTCAAAATATGTTCCTCCAATGGTTTGTATTCTTTTACTATTATGCTCCACAGTAGCGCAGTAATATTGACTATCACCGAACTATAATAAACAATCGGTGAGTTTGTCTTATCATAAAAGAAGTAATATGCCATTTTCCACATGAATATAAACCATACACAAGATACAATAATTGTAAATGTACTATCCATTTTCCACTTCAATCCAAACAGTACCAAAGGTAAAAAAGCTAAGATTACAGCTATCGGTAATCCTGCCGCCTTTCCATGTCTGACACCTGATTCCAAATGCCATATTCCCGATAAAAGA